TTGAAATCGGGGTAAAATTTTTTGACTAATTTTTTCGAGATTGTTTCTTTCGTTACGATTTCAATAACGTTGCCGTTACCATCTCTATCTACCACATAGCGGTTGAGAGGATAGAGCTTGAGCCCATCCTTACTCATAAAGATAAGAGCATTACCAGCTACAACCAAATGCTTTAGTGCTTGGTGAACGATTACACGATCCCCGGATTCCGAGATGGATTCCATGATGGTGCGCTCGATCTTAGCAAACGACAAGTCAAGTTCTGATCTAATCTGAGGACCAAGCTCTTCGGGAAGATTGATATCATTTACCTGCAACTTAAAGAAGCTGGTTTGTGGAGGTAGCAGTGCAAGCATAAGTTTACTTGCAAGCGTAACCACACCCTTGGCTCCAGTAGACTGCCACGGTTGCGGCAGACGCAAGTTGCTTTTGGTAGTGCTCTCATCATCCCGAATGAGATAAGGTAGTGTTAGATCTGCTGCTTGTCTAGCAGAGTTTAGAAACTGGGAACGGTCAGAAGACAATCTGTCATAGCGTTGTCTAGCTGTCATTTTAATTAAGTGTTAATTGAGAACTGAGCCATATTTTTATTGTTCTGAGCCGTAGCCCCAAAACCACCAAGACCTCTATAAACTGGAGTAAACTGGTCAGCACGCCGACGGAAGCCTTGAGTACCTGCTGTTTTAGGTGTGCTACCAGCACTTTGGATCTGCATATTAGGCATCTGGCTAGCTGAACGTTGGTTACGCTGCATGGTGAGGTTAGCTAGCCGTGCTCTTTCTGCAGCAGCAGCGTTGTCTCTTGCCATTTGCTCCATTAATCCGCTAAAACCTGACATCAATGTTTCAGCCATGCCAGCATAGGGGTTGCCAGCTCCTGCAGCTTCTTCAGCATCACCGCTTTCTTCAGGTACAGTATATCTACTACCGTCAGCCCTTTGGAATATCATGCCAGGCTGAGGTGTAAAGCCAAACCCTTCTCTGTAAATAGGACCGCCTTCTTCTCTGATCACACCCTTATCAGCAGCAATGCTCATTTTATCAAAAGCTGCCTGAGATTTAACCGGGTCAGTAATATCAGCAACAGTCAAATTTTGTTGAAGAAAATTCTTTAGGTTTGGGTCAATAGCAAGCCCGTTAAGCATTGCTGTTTCGACAACTTCTTTAAGGGGTTGTTCCTGGTGACCCATTGCAGCAAGCTCTCTGTAATCTTTGAGAGTCAGTTCGCCACCATAAATACCCTGTTGAATGAGGGATTTATCTAGCTGTGTGTGGTCTAAATTCTTAACATTGATTGGAGATGTGCCTGAATAAGAGCTGGTCATTATTAATTCTCCTCCATATATTTAATGACCCACTCAACGACACTACGTTGACCGGATCGGTACATAATTTTTTCCATTGTATCGTCAGGTGTAGGGTTGGTGGGTGGAAAGGATTCTTCTAATGCATGGATAAGTCCTCGGGAGTTCATCCCAAGAACCTCAAGCATATTGGGGGAGGTTGACATTACTATGCTCGAAGAAAGCAGGCATTCTAGCAGATTTAGTTTCGGCAAGTTGTGGAGCCTTGCCCTCATACATTAGCCGGTCGCTAGAATCCAGCCAAAATTTTTTGTCCAGATATTTGTCCACAGTATTTGTACCTAGTGGCTGCATCACCCAGTTAATGGTAGCTTTGCGAAGCTTGTCCAGGGAGGGGCTGATGTTGTAACCCAGCTCGGTGTGTGCCAGTGAGTTAACCGCCACATGGATTTGTTCGTCTCGGCTGATATCCGCTGAAACGGTTCTCATACCAGCGTCACCATTAAACCTAAAGAATGGTAGAAGAACGAAGAAAATCGCACGTTCGGCAACCAACGCTTTCGTGATCGTATGATCTGGATGTGCTTCCCAAGCGGTTTTAAGCCGTAGGGCTTCTTTCTCAGCTTGCGGATCAACACCGTAAGCATTGGCGATGTAACCAAGTGCGATGTCGTGATTTTCTTCGTCTTTGACGTTTGACACCAATACTTCGCGTGCCAACGTTGGTACTTCATGATCGAGGGCATGGGTAATAAAATCTCCCACAGGTAGTTCCATATGTCGCAATGCAAGAGCACGGTAGATTGCTTCTTCCGCGCCCTGTTTGCATGTACCAGCAGTTGTCTGTACTGGTGTCCATTTGCGTTTCCGCTCTAGTAGTTTCTGATAAGGGTTCATTCTGCACAATCACATTGAGGTTCAGGAGTGTCCTCAAGTAGGCTGTTCAGATAGTCATTTACGTCGTCTTCTTCGAGAGCTGCATACGCGCTGGACTTATCTTGAACGTCGCCCATAACTTGGAGACTATAATAAAGAGAAGTCTGGGGCGATTCAAGCCACTCTTCGATAAATGCTTCATCATACGTGACCACATCGGACCACGAGTTGAAGCTGTAACCATGAAGAAGTCCAGTCCTGTCAAGTAGAGTCATGATGCCATCGGCAACACGTTTGTAGGCTTCCCAACCCACCTTTGAGGCGATCTCTACGTCGCCATAGTTGTATGTTTGTACTCCGAAAGTACCGCTGTCGCGATCGACTGTCTGCGAGATAGGTGGAGCGATTTCTGGTGCTGAAGTATAACCATCCAGATCCAAACTTCGATAACTGCAGCTGGCGGTCGGCGCGATAGCAAAGGCTCGAACCATGTTATTAGCGCGAGCAACGCGGGCGGCACCGTCAATACCAGCGGCAATCTGTGAGACAAGTTCATAAGCGGGGGATCGGATGGTTTCACCGTTGTTGTACTGTTCGAGAGCACGACCGAACTGGTCGTAAGTTACTCCGTATCGACGAAGTAGGTTGGCGAGTCCGAGCATCCCGAGCCCCACTTGTCGGTCAGTTTCGCTGGGGAGATACTCTCCGCTTTCGCCAACACCTGTTTTACCATGGAGTTCGCACAACTGGGACATACCTTCAACGAAAGCATTAGGGATGTCGTCGAATTCACAGGCACCGAGAGACACATGTTGGAGTAGACAGGTACCTCGTGAGGGCAGGTAAACTTCAAGGCAGACGTTACCTCGGATTCGGTTTCCTTCTTCATCATATTTTACTTTATTGAGCCAGATATCACCGGATTTAATACCATGAAGGAGCGCCTCTTTAAACGTACAAGCCTCCCACCACTCCGGCTTGATGTTGATGCATCGTTTAACCCAGGGTAGTTCGGATCGAGGTGTTTGAATAAATTCAAGAGCATCAGGGTGGCTGAGGTCAATATGACACACCACCGCACCGTTCTTGTACACCCCGCCGCGACGGAGTATTTCATTTAGTGTTGAATAGATTTTGGCAAAGGATACCGGTCCAGATGCAACCAGCCCTTTGCCATTTTCTGTTCCTTTGGGTCGCAGTTTCGACAGGTGTACCGCGCAGCCTGCTCCATATCGTAGAGCGTGTGATACAAATTTCCAGGATGCTTCAATGCCATTGTCTCCGGTAATTGAGTCTTCAACGACGAACACGGTGCACGAAACCGGTAGGCGGGACGTTGGGTCATCGATCCAAGATTGGACACGTCCCGTGCGAGAAATATAAGATGCGGTCATGGGTTAACGAGATCAGTGAGAGTAGGGGGTTGATAGTTTGGTCCTTTCAAGACCTTGCCGTCTGCACGGCGGATAGGTGTACCGTCGAGTCCAAGTTTAGACATGTTAGATTTATGGACGCGATCGAGCGCTTCTTCTAGATCCCATTCCATATTTTCGGCATACTGGAAGCAGACATATACGAGATCTGCCAGCTCTTTTAATTCATTTTCGTAGGGCTCTTGGCTGACAGCTTGCTTAAATTCAGCAAACTCTTCAGCAATCAAAGCCAGCTGCATAGTCCGGTTGTCCGTGCTGTTCTGAATCCCATACGCTGAACGGAATTGAATTGCTTGATCGCTCAGACTGGTCGATGTACAATGTTGTGTGGTAGAGTTCATTTTGAAGGTAGTGGATAGCCTTTTTAAGATCAGCCTCTTTCGATTCAGTAGACTTGTAACCGGCTCTGCAAATATATTTAATAGCATTACCAAGGTGATAGTTAAGGTCTTGGTCCCGGATAAAATCCCAAACCTCTATAGATCCTCTGGTGTAATGCTCGGGTGATTCGGCCATTTTTTAACTAAATTGCTGACGGTATTGGATAGGACAAAGTTTTGTTTTTGCAGGGCAAGGAAGACAGTAATAATGTCATCTTTCTCTGCCTCAGGTAGAAGGTCAGTCAGCCTTCTCATCTTTAGATCCTGCTCCATCGTCAATTCGATAATCGGCGGAGGGGGACCAAAGAATGGGCTGTTGCTTGTCGAAGTCATAGTCGGATGCTGTAAGGATCTTCGCGAGTCTTGCATTTTCAAGTGCGACATTTTCGGAAAGATCTTTCTCAGCAAACGCTTCAACGACAGTCTTCCAAGAATACCCCTTCTCTTCAAAGAGGGTGATTGCACGTTTAACACCAATACCGGGACAACCGGCGTAACCATCTGTTTGATCTCCTGCTAGTGTTTGTACAAGGTGCCACTTCTCCCCCTCTCCCTTTTCCACATTCATCATTTCTGACATGTCAAAGAGGCGACCAGGG